ACCGCAAGAAGTGCAGAGTGTGCGTCAGATCTTTAGACGCACCTTTGGTATTGCCACAGGACCGTTTGGATCAAACTTTGATCCGTTCAGTCAAGCACAAATGAATGTGTACTTGATCAACTTCAATCAAGCAGGTGGTTTGGCCACTTATGACTTCTACTCACAGTATGTTGAACTGGCCGCACGTATGTTTGGTGGCTACCTAAACTACACCTACAACACAGTGACCAAGAAACTGCAACTGATCCGCAGTCCCCCCGGTGGTGGCGAAGTGGTGTTGCTGTGGACCTACAATCTCAAACCTGAAATCCAATTGCTGAGTGATTACCAAATCCAACAGTGGATCCGTGACTACATGGTTGCGGCCTGCAAGATGATCATTGGTGAAGCACGTGAGAAATTTGCCACAATCGCTGGTCCACAGAGCGGCACTAGCCTAAACGGCACAGCCATGAAGGCCGAAGCACAGACCCAAATGGATGCCAAGATCCAAGAACTGGTCATGTATGTGGATGGATCACAGCCACTTACCTTTGTAATTGGCTAATTGATTTTTTGTTTACATTTGTCGCCGTGATATTTTTTGTAATTCATGAGATCAAAAAATGTCTCACAATGTGAACATTGATATTTTGGCCTACCTCTGGACCATCCCTCCATTAAAAACTTTTCAAGATCATTGGAGGTAACGCGAATCGATTTTTGCGTATTATGCACCCAATGCCGATCCTTAGTGGTACCTTTTTTAGAATTAGTTGATGCAGAATAGGTTTTCCCAAGATTGGCTTTTCTAAGTTTATCTTTAGATATAGTACTCCAAATTCTTTCTTGATTAGATTTAATACAAGCCAATTTTCTTTTTTCCGACGGAGCAAGATTAAACGTGCCGTCTCCACCGTCGGTTAAATTTCGAAGTATTCCTGTTCCTAAATCTTTGCGACCATACCATCTTATCAATTGTCGCTCAATTGCAAGAGCGCCGATGTTGGTAAGATTGGATTCTACAATTACAATTCTATTAGCACCAGTAGGAATTTTGACATTGTGCTGTTTGGCCCAGGCTCTACTTCCTGTGCCTTTTCCAATATAGTACGGGGTTAAATCTGATTTACGCAGATATGCGTAAACATAAAATCTAAGTGGATAAGTATTCATGCTGATAGTTCCTATAAACTGTTAGAGCCGGTGGATATGTCCAGTATCGCGATCGGCACCTTTATTTACCATAACAGTTGATATTTTTTAGATGTTAACGTATAATGTTGACATGAGTTCACTAATGATCGACATCGAAACCATTGGGGTAGCACCTGCTGCCACTATCTTGACTATAGCCGCCCAATCATTTGATCCATTGGGTTCTGGGTATTATAACCAATATTACTACGCTAGGGTTTCATTAGAAAGTCAAGAAAATCGAACCATTGATGACAGTACTTTAAATTGGTGGGCGACCCAACCAGCACATGCTAGGGAAGAAGCATTTGCTGAGGATGATCGTGTTCCGTTAGATCAGGCTCTAGATGACTTGGGCAAACTAATCTGGACTAGTAAATTTTTGTACTGCCAAGGACCCACGTTTGATTGTACAATTCTTGAACATGCCTACAAGAGTTATGGGAAGCCTATTCCGTGGCAGTATTATTCTGTGCGAGACAGCCGTACTGTGTTTAGCCTATGGCCTGAACTGCCTATTCCGCCTACCAGCCACCATGCGCTGGAAGACTGTCGCAGGCAAATTGGTATGTTGCAAAACACACTTCAACATCTCAACGTAAAGGAACTCAAATGATCATTGGGGTATGCGGTTTTATTTCGTCCGGCAAAGACACCATTGCTGATTATCTCACTAACTTTCATGGATTCCGCAGAGAATCATTTGCCGCAACACTAAAAGATGCTGTGGCACAGGTGTTTGGTTGGGATCGAACCATGCTAGAAGGGCGCACTAAACAAGCACGTGAATGGCGCGAACAAGTGGACCCGTGGTGGGCAGAACGCTTGCACATGCCCACGCTGACCCCACGCTGGATCCTACAGTACTGGGGCACCGAAGTGTGCAGAGCCGGCTTTCACGATGATATCTGGATTGCCAGTCTAGAAAACAAACTGCGCCACAGCCAGGATGATGTTGTGATTTCAGACTGCCGTTTTCCTAACGAAATCAAGGCAATTAAAAATGCAGGCGGGAGAGTTATTAGAGTTGTTCGTGGTCCTGAACCCGTCTGGTATGATGCCGCAGTCAGCGTTAACCGTGGTGCCAATGGCAATTCCACCTGGTCTCTGAGTCATAAAAAACTGGAACGTCTTGGCGTCCATGCCAGTGAAACTGCCTGGGTGGGCACTGAATTTGACGCTGTGCTAGACAACAATGCCACAGTGGACGATCTATTCACACAGATCAATGATCTGCTTGCAGGTCTCCGGGCTGCCAAGGCACAGCCAGACGCTTGACCTCCTCCACACAGTTCAAACAAACTGTGCGCAGATTAGTTAGTTCTGTGTTGTCCATACGCCCATCCATGTAGTAAACCAGCAGTTGACTGGCCAACCTTGATCTAAACCCACAACGATCACAAGCAGTTTTTTTCTTGTAACCGGCCGATTGCCAACGTGCCACAGGTGCTTTTTCCTGCCGCCCACGGCGTATGCAGTTGTCGCAGGCTCGGCGATAGTATACTGTATCTCCGCGACGATAGTTCACAGCCACTGGGCGTTGATTACAGGCTTGACATATGGGTCTCATTGGATATTTATTGCAACGAACCTTTGGAAAGGGCATCGCAACTGGAGCAGTTTTGGTCTATTGCGATAAATATCTTTAAGTTTTATAAGGAGCCAAAATGGCACTAGTTTCCCCAGGTGTACAAGTCACCATCGTCGACGAAAGCAATTATCTTCCAGCCGCAACCAATTCGGTACCTTACTTTTTGATTGCCACAGCGCAGGACAAAGTTTCTGGATCTGGAGTAGGTGTAGCCGCTGGCACACTCAAGGCCAACGCTAACCGGGCTTATTTGATCTCCAGTCAAAGAGATTTGACTGCCACATTTGGCAACCCATTCTTTTATAAGACCACAATTGGTACACCAATCAATGGTTATGAACTCAATGAGTACGGTTTACTGGCTGCTTATTCTGCCCTGGGTGTGAGCAATCGAGCATACGTTCAACGCTGTGATATTGACCTGACACAACTCACAGCCAGTCTAGTTCGACCCACAGGTGCGCCCAACAATGGTGCTTACTGGCTGGACACTGCCGACACCTTGTGGGGTATTTTTGAATGGAATATCACCACAGCCACATTCTCAAATGTGGTACCCAGTGTGATCACCGACACAGTGTATCTCAGTTCAGGTGTTCCTGTGGCCAGTTATGGCAACATTGGCGACTATGCCGTGGTCACAACCAACACTGCCAATCCTGTGTACTACAAAAACGGTGCAGCCACCACGTCTCAAACCACTGCTAGTGCTTTGAGCAGTCTTTACAATACCTGGGTTCTTGTGGGCAGTAATGCTTGGAAATTGAGTTATCCCACTGTGACTGGCAACAATGCCGTGAGTGCAGATTTGACTGCTGGCAACATCATCATTATCAACGGCACCACAGTTACAGTTCCTGCAAGTCCCAACAATACCTTGGCTGGACTCAGTGCCGCTGTCAACACAGCAGCCATCACAGGTGTATACAGTGCTGTGATAGACAACAAGTTCTGTTTGTTTGCCAACGCTGATGCCAATGTCAGTGGCAACAATCAAAACAATGGCGTGATCTTGATCGGCAGTGGCAGCACCTCCGGCCTGTTGACCACACTGGGCATCACAGCCAACGAAAACTATTTTGCGCCTTCTTTGTTGGCCAGCAACAGTTATCAAAATCCCAACTGGCTAGACGGTGGTCCTTCACCTCGTCCAACAGGTTCAGTCTGGAACAAAACCAACAGCGTGAATCTTGGTACCGCCATGGTGGTCAAGAAATATTCCACTGCTCTGGCAGCATTTGTTCAACAAAGTGCCACAGTATACGACAATGACGCAGATGCCAATGCATATCTGGACGCCACAGGCGGCGGCAAGAATATTGCTGTGGGCACAACCTATACTCAATACAATGTGGCACCCGAAGCCAATGGTGCCACTGGCAACTATCCTTTTAATGGTACCTACACTCTGCAGGTGTTTGAGAGAAATACCACAGGCGCCACAGTGATCACTGGCACTTCAAGCACTGCTACATTTATCACAGGCAACTCCTTCTATATCTTGACCTCCACGGCCAACAGTTCTACTTTGACCACGCCTGTGTTGGTCACGCTGGCAGGAACCACACCCACTGACTTTGTGACTGCAGTGAGTCGTGCCGCTGTGCCCAATGTCAGTGCCAGCATTGACAACAATGGTTATATTGTGTTCACACAGGCCATTGGTGGCGTTATCCTGTTGCGCAACGTGTCGGGTACTCCGGTCACAGCCGCAGGCTTTACCACACAAGTAAGCGGTGGTCCCACTGGATGCCGCACAGTGTATTATGGCTCAAGCACCACTGCTGCCAATGACACATATCTGCAATTGAGCAACTGGATTCCATTGACCTACACTGCCAGTGCAGTGGCACCCGGACAAGATCCTGCCACAGGTCGTTACTGGTATTACTCTGCTACCAACCAGGTGGACATCATGATTCAAACTGGCACAGGTTGGGCAGGTTATCTCAACGGCGGCACAGATATTCGAGGTTATGTTTTGGGCAGTACCAATGCGTCAGGGCCTATCATCAGTGCCACAGCACCTACCACACAAAGCAATGGCTCAGCCTTGGCCTATGGCGACTTGTGGATCGACACCTCAAATCTAGAACTGTACCCAGTGATCAATCGTTGGTCAGTGATCAGTGGAGTGGATCAGTGGATCACCTTGGACAACACAGATCAAACCACACAAAATGGTGTGTTGTTTGAGGATGCACGTTGGAGTTCAACAGGTGCTGTAAATCCCATTACAGATCCTGTGCCCAGCATCACAAGTTTGTTGACCAGTAACTATCTCGACATTGATGCACCTGACTATACCCTGTATCCAACAGGCATGTTGTTGTTCAACACACGTCGTTCGGGATTCAATGTGAAAAGTTTCCAGGCCAACTATTTTAATGCCACATCATTTGCATACCCTGCCTATAGCAGTGCAACTGCTTATGCTGTGGGTGATCAAGTGTTGTACAACACCACCCTGTATGTGGCCATCCAAGCAGGTACTAACCATGTGCCTACCAACACCAGTTACTGGAGTGAATTGCAGGTCAACAGTTGGGTCACAGCCAGTGGCAACCGCAACTCAGGCGCCCCCAACATGGGACGTTTTGCGCAACGTGAATTAATTGTGGCAGCACTCAAGTCAGGAATTGACACCAGTGTGACCATAAGAGAAGAACAAAATCAATTCAACTTGACAGCATGTACAGCATACCCAGAACTGATTCCCAACATGTTGGCACTCAGCAACGAGCGCAACAACACAGTGTTTGTGGTAGGCGACACACCCATGAGATTGCCGGCAACCAGTACTGATATTGTGAGTTGGGCAACCGACAATGCCGGCGCTGGTTATCCAACAGGTGACGGACTGACCTCCAGTTCACCATACGTAGGTGTGTTTTGGCCCAGTTGCCAGACCACAGATCTGTCAGGATCTCAAGTGGTCACAGCGCCAAGCCACATGATGGTGCGCACCATGATTCGCAATGACGAAGTGGCCTATCCATGGTTGGCACCAGCAGGCACACGTCGTGGCGTGGTTGACAACGCTGATCGCATTGGCTACATCAATGGTCAGACAGGTGAGTTTGTCACTCTGGGTGTGAATCAAGGTCTGCGTGATGTGTTATACACCAACCGTGTGAACCCAATCACATTTGTGCCCGGAGTTGGCATCACCAACTTTGGCAACAAAACAACACAGATAGCAACCACCAGCCTGGACCGCATCAACGTGGCACGTCTGGTAGTGTTTATTCGTGCCAGACTGGAAGAGATTGGCAAGCAGTTCTTGTTTGAGCCCAATGATCAAATCACACGTGACGAAGTTAAAAATGCTGTGAACAGTCTCATGATAAACCTGGTGGCCAAACGTGGTATCTATGACTACTTGGTCTTGTGTGATGATACCAACAACACACCAGCCAGAATTGATGCCAACGAACTGTGGGTGGACATTGCCATTGAACCAACCAAAGCAGTGGAATTTATCTACATACCAATTCGCCTCAAGAACACAGGCGCAATTGCAGCCGGGCAGGTGGCCTCTGCACAAGCAATCTAACGACGCCGTTAGACACGAAAATAGGGTGGCAACACCCTATTTTTTTTGGCCTCAAACGATATAAATAACACTATAGGAGATACTAATATGGCCGTTTCATCATTATCAAGAATGACAGTGCCCTTGGCAAGCGATCAAAGCGCAAGCAATCAAGGCCTACTCATGCCCAAACTCAAATATCGCTTTAGAGTGGTATTTGAAAACTTTGGTGTGAGCACACCCAGAACAGAATTGACCAAACAGGTCATGGACTTCAAGCGTCCCACAGTGAACTTTGACCCTATTGTGATTCCAATCTACAACAGTGAACTCAAATTGTCAGGCAAGCCACACTGGGCAGATGTCACATGTACCCTGCGTGATGATGCATCCGGCGCTACCACACGCCTGGTTGGCGAACAACTGCAGAAACAAATGGACTTCTTGGAAATGGCATCGGCTGCGTCGGGTATTGACTATAAGTTTACCACCCGCTTTGAAGTACTAGATGGTGGCAACGGCGCTGCCACGCCCAACATTCTTGAAACATGGGAACTGTATGGCTGTTATCTAAGCAGTGTTGACTATGGTGATGCCAACTATGGTACCAACGATCCAATGACCATTGCCATGACCATTGTGTATGACAATGCCAATCAAACTCCTAATGGCACTGGTATTGGCACAGCAATTGCAAGAACAGTCAACGACGTGGTGACCGGTGCTGGTACAGCCCAGTCCTTGCAATAAGGAAGATCTGATATGACCTGGGGTCAGGATTTCCTGACAGGTTTCTTTGGTGCGCAGGGTCTCAAAGACTATGCACATGCCAGCAAGACCTTTAGAACCAATGGATACGAACTTGCTCCTAGAAACAAGTTCCTGTTCCATGTGTACTTCAATCTCAACACAGCAGAGATCCCCAGTCTAGGTAGAATCTATACCACAAGTGAAAAATCTGTAATAGGTTTGCTGGTTAAATCTGTACAGTTGCCGGCATATAGTATTGACACAGAAACACTGAATCAATACAATCGCAAAAGAATAATTCAAAAGAAAATCAATTACCAACCAGTTCAGTTGACCATGCACGATGATGGTGGTGATGTCAGCAGACTGTTATGGTACAACTACTACAGTTACTACTACAAAGATCCTAATCAACAGTATGGATCTGCTTCCAACATGAACGGCAGTATAGGTCAGGTAGACAATGAACCCGGCTTCTCCTACAACACCAGAGACATCTATGCTCCCAACCGACCAGTCAATGACTGGGGCTACATTGGTGAATCCTATGATCAAGGCAATGCAGGCGGCACAGGCATAGGATCTGGAGGAGATCAATACACAGGTAAACCACCATTCTTTAGAGACATCACTATATATGGTATGGATCAACACAAATGGGTGAGTTATGTGCTGATCAATCCCTTGATCAAAGATTGGAAACATGATCAGTACAACTACAGTGAAGGTGGCGGGATCATGGAGAATAACATGACTATTGAATACGAAACTGTCAAATACTATAGAGGTGCCATTGGCGGATCCAGACCTGACACCAACATCAAAGGATTTGCTGATCCTGCGCATTATGACAATGTGAGATCCAGCCTGGCCAGACCTGGCAGCACCAGATCGGTACTGGGCCAAGGTGGATTGTTGGATGCAGGCATTGGCATTGTGGAAGACCTACAAAGCGGCGGCGTGACAGGCATCATTGGTGCTGTGCAAAAAGCCGGCACAGCCTACAACACATTTAAGGGTCAAAATATCCGGAGCATAGTAAACGAAGAAGCCAATGCGGCTCTAAAAAGTGTGATACGTAACACTGTACCAGGTGCAGTGAGACAAGCACAAGGTGGATCGGGTGGCTTTGTGTTCCCTAGATCACCAGGAGCATGATCATGGGCGGCTCAGTCAATAATCCCAATCCCGACAGTGACCTAACCGTTAGAATCTTTGACGGCTTTTACAGTTATGAACAGTTTGTGAGTGTGGAAGAGTATGATGTGGTCTATAGTTATCTCAAGAGTGTGTTCACAACAGATGCTGCCGCAGGCAACTTTACTGTGGCTTTGTTTAGGATTGCCGATCAAACTGGCACCCCTGTGCTGACAGTACTACAAAGTCTTGAAGGCCAAGACTCACTTACACTCACACAAACCCTGTGCTACTATCTCAACAACATGCGAAGCGGTAGCACCTTGCTGGGCTTTGGTGCCGCAGTCACCCCCAACTACTATACTGCGAGGAATGTGCTGGCATGAGTCGTTTTGCCAATGGCAGTTATACCTTGATGAATCCTGCCAAGTATGTGGGCAAAGGCGCACCCAGATACAGATCCGGCTGGGAGCATGCGTTCTTTAAATTCTGTGACTCAAATGATGCGGTGCTACAGTGGGCCAGCGAAAGCATAGCCATACCTTACCGTAATCCCATCACAGGCAAGCAGAGCCAATATATACCTGATATCCTGATGACCTATCGCACTCGAGGCAATCAAGTGCGAGCAGAACTGATAGAAATCAAACCCCGAAAGCAGAGCGTGATTGAAGGCAAAATGTCGCCGCGAGATCGTGCTGTGGTTGCTGTCAATCATGCCAAATGGCATTCTGCGACATTGTGGGCCAGGAAAAACGGACTGATCTTCCGCGTCATAAATGAAGATCAAATGTTCAAGAACGGTAGCAAATAGCCTGCACCACAGAGTTCGCGGTAAATATGGCATGACCCGCAAATTAGAAGAACTCTTTGATTTACCCCCAAACAACAGCACTGAGCCCGAAGATCCACCCACGGTAGAAGAAACACGTACCTACATTGCCGAAATTGACGACGCCATTGACAAAATTGATGTGGCCCTACCCGGTGTGCGCGATCTCAGTGCCAGTGACGCCGAAATGGACGAACTAGCGGCCAAGGCAACCAAGAGTTTTGATGACTTGATGGATTTAGGCATGAATGTCGATTCCAGATTTGCCGCAGAAATCTTTGGCGTAGCCGGCACAATGTTGGGCCATGCACTCACAGCCAAAACAGCCAAACTTAACAAAAAACTCAAGGTGATCGATCTACAGTTGAAAAAAGCCCGACTGGATCAACAAAATCCCACCGACGATGCACCCACTCATGCCGGGCAAGGCCATGTGCTGGATCGCAACGAAATACTAGATCGCTTGATCGGCGATAGACGTTCAATCGTGAAAAAAGAATAAATATCATATAGGATCTCCACATGAAAACATTTCATCAATATCTCGCAGAATCTTCTCGCACATACGACTACAGGATCAAGGTCCTGGGTGAAGTGCCTCCAGAGTTCTTGAAACAACTCGAAGAAAAAATGGCTCAGTTTGACATTGTCAGTATGAGTCGCCCAAAAACCACACCTGTGCAAAAACTACAAAAAGACTTTCCGGGCGCAGAAAATCAAAGTGTCACTTTCATGGACGTGAGTTTTAGATACCCTGCCATTGAACCACAGATCAAGCAGTTGGCACAGTTGTTGGGTCTCAATCCCAACTTTATCACTCTGCAGACACAGGCCTATGATGACAGCATTGCCAAAGAGATTGCGGACATCACAGCACAGAATCAGGACCTAATTGCCGACACAGATTATCCTGCACCTGATGCAGAACAACGGGCCCTGAGTCAAGACTACTCGGCCAATCCCTATCAACATGCAGTATTGCGGAACAAATATCGTTCAGACTTTACTGTGGCCGGGGGCAAGACACCTCCTGCAAAAACCACAAATGATATTCCCACACAGAACAAGAGCCCGTTCGACAATATCAAGCGTCAACCCAAGCCAGCAACTGGTGCATTACCTCAAGGATAATAACATGACATTTTTTTACGATCTCAACAAGCGCATGGCTGAACTGAGCCAAAAACAAACTCTAGCAGAAGGCACAGTTGCCGAACGTGCTACTGGTGACTATTCAGCCAAGAAAGCAGCCGCCGGTAAGGATATTGGCAAGCCAGGCAAGAACTTCTCTAAAATTGCTGCCGATGCAGGCCAGCGTTATGGTAGCAAAGCAGCCGGTAAGCGTGTGGCAGGTGCGGTGCTGAACAAACTGCGCCATCCTTCGGAAGGCATGGATGAAGCAGTGCGCGGTCTTACAGTAGGCAACGCGGGCATACGTCCGCCAGTGAATCAGGCCGAACGTGACATTATAGCAAAACAGTTTAAACAAACTCGCGCCACCAACAGAGCGGATACAACAACAACTGGTTATGGTAATCGTGTTGCACCTCAGGGTGGTAGAGCATCCGCTGACAACACCGGTTCACTTGCTGTAAGAACCGAACCAACATATCACGGTCAAGAAACACCAGTTGTTTATAAAGATACTTACTATCAAGATGCAAAACATACCAATGATCGCACAGGCAAATTAATGATGAAACCCAGTCAAGGCAAAGGCGTTGCTGGTCAACCCGGTGTGACTGAAGCCGACCTTGATGAAGTCAGTCGTGGTGAGTATATTAAGCAACAAGATACTGCCGCAGAAAAGTCTGGCAAACAAAAATTCAATGCTTTTGGTCAGACATTTGATACAGATGAAATTGATGAAGGTGGCCTGCCAATGACCACAGTCAACGGAAAACGAGTTCCAAAATTTGCGGCTGATGGTCAGGGTGCCAATGACCTTGCCAAGAAAAAATCATTCAATGACAAGATTGCCGGCGCCAAACAAGAAGTTGAAGAAATGCTAGGCGACGTAGCAGCCGAAGCCATGCGTAGTGCATTAGGTGGCAAGAAACAAATGGCCGACGAAGGCTTTGACGACATGGAACGTGATGTCAAGCGTCGACTGAGCACTCCCAAGGTTGGTGATGTTCGCCGCGGCGCACGTCACGATATTGAAACCACTGCCACTGGCGTCCGTGCCACACGTCGTCATGATGATGAAGAAGATGCACAACCCACAGGCGAAAAGCGTCGAGCCGGACGTCCAAAAGGCGCCGACAAAGGTCCAGAGCGTGTGACAGGCAAGGCCTACAAGCACAAAGGCGGCCGAATCAAAGAAGAAGGCATCATGCCAGGCGCCACCCAGGATGACACAGGTGAATATGGCAACGAAGGCGATGCAGCCAAGGATGATATCCATACCATTGTGCGTCATGCACGAGCCTTGGAAAAGATTTTGAGCAACAAAGAAGACCTGCCAGAATGGGTACAGGCCAAACTGACCAAGATTGAAGGCATGATGACCGCAGTGGATGACTACATGCAGACACAACACGAGCGCGGTGATGAAATGAGCCACAATATTGACATGGAAGAAGAATCCACAAACACCCGTGATAACCGTGCTGAACGTGCTGGCCGTAAGGTAGCCAAAGACATCGAGTATGATGAGAAAAAGAAAGATGGCATCCACGGTGCAAAGCGTGGCTCCGAAGATACCAAAGCCGAAAAGGCCGGCAAGCGAGTGACCAAAGACATTGAGTATGATGAGAAAAAGAAAGAAAAGAAAGTAGCGGAAACTACAACTAGTGGATCAGTTGCCACTGGTGGTGATGCCGTCAAGTCCACCAAAGGTGGCGTACAAATTGGCAAGGGCATTTACGACAGTTTGAATCGCAAACTGGAAAACATGATTGCTGAATCAATGAGCATCAACGTGAGTATGACCAACGATGACAACGGTTCACACAAGAACATCACTGTGACAGCAGCCGATGAGGATGCCGAGGCTCTGGCCCAGTTGTTGGCACGTGCAGGACTGGGTGGCGGTATGTCACATGGTCATGATCACAGTCATGAAGAGCCTTGCCCTGCCTGCGGCTCAACCGACTGCGGTTGCGATGACGTTTGCCCCGATTGTGGACAATCTCCATGTGCATGCGATACCATGATGGACGAAGCATATGGTGATACCGATGCCTCACAAAACAAACCTAATTGGCCTACCAACACTGAATACAGTGATGATGCCATGCAATATTCTGGTGGCTTAAACAAGCCCAAGGCCAGTGGTATGGCCACTATTCCTGTCACTGATGTGCAGATTGACGGCATGGACAAGTTTGGCGAAATTAACAGACTGCGTGAAATGGCCGGTATCAAGCAACAAGAACTCAAGCCATGGGAACGCACCATGAAGGAAGACACAATTGAAGAAGATGAGTTAGATGAAGGCTGGAAAGAAAAAATGGCTGCTGCCGCATTGGCAGGATCGATGGCATTAGGAGCAGGTGGTGCTCATGCTGGAACATCTGGAAATCAAGACGCCGGCAGTAATACTCCTCAACAAGCCGCTGGACAAACAGTGGGTAGTATGGCCCAGGCTCAAAGAATAAATTACCAGTTAAGATCAATGATTAACACAGTAAAAGATTTGAAACAGCAAAATAGATTAGATCCAGGGTTTGAGAAAGACTATAATCAAATGCAAACGGTATCTAATACCGGATCTCCTGACTCTAAAGTAGCAGGAGACTTTGCTAACGCCAAAATGTTAAAACAGTTGTTCCAAAAATACAACATGACACTGCCGTATGTCCAAGAAGATGTGGCAGAAGGTGTTGTTGACACTGTCAAAGGCGTGGTAAAAAAAGGCCTTGAGAAACTGGGCCATGGCTCGGACGAAGACATGCGCAAAGACTTGCAAAAGAAAATGGGCGTGCCTGCCACAGGTCAAAAGCCCGAGCCCAAAGACGATAAAAAAATGCAAGAAAGCCTCATGAAAGAGTTTGCTAACTTCAAGATCTAACATGAAAACACTACGTGATTATCTAGCCGAAGCAGAACTGCATCAACATCGCCCACTCACAGGCGATGGGTTTGCCTTTGAACTGGCAGATGGTACCTTGCTTGAAACCTATGTGATGGATCAGGACGATCGTGGTGACATCTTGTTGGACTCTACTGACAACATCTACGCCTTGCTGGACGAGTGGGGCCTATTGGGTGCCAGTGATGCTGTGATGGAATCGTTGATACTCAGAGAGTTTGCCCCCGACAACGGCGGTGACAGTGGCAACTATTTGAAAGCCTTGGCCAGTGCCTGGTATAATCACGACATTGGAATGTTGCAGGACATTGTGAAACAAGGCGGCTCACCCATGAGCCGGATCATTGACGCACAAGTGGCAGTGGAAAAGATTTTGAATCGCGGCATTGTGTGTGGCGATGGTAAAGTTCGCAAGTATCACATTGACTACAACTCAGATTTTGACGGTGTAGAAATCTACAGCGATGACTACTACAACCATGGTGATCATGATGACTCCATAGACAGTCGCACCGGTCAACCATTTGGCCCCTATGAGCACGTGGAGTTTGCAGGCGATGAACTAGACGAAAGCATCGACGAAGCCAAGTATCACGGTCGTGAAGTGTCCTTGGGCAAGAAAATGTCCGGAGATGTAAAAAAATACAAGGTGTATGTTCGCAATCCCAAAACTGGCAACATCAAAAAAGTCAACTTTGGTGACCCCAACATGCGTATTCACAAGAGCAACCCTGCACGTCGTAGAAGTTTTAGAGCAAGACATCACTGTGACAATCCCGGCCCAAGAACCAGTGCCAATTATTGGTCATGCCGTAACTGGTAAAAAATTATGACCACACCCCAATATCAAACCTATGCACAAACAATGTCACGCTTGGCCGAACGCCATCCGTCGGCACCAACACCTGCAGAGGTACGCAATCAACCTGTGATGATACCTGGCGTATTAAGTCAGACCATAAATCTGTTTAGCCCAGTGGCTGTAACAGATACTAACAAGGAATCAAAATAATGGCTATTCAAGTAATCAAGGACACACCAGGTAACATTTTGTGGACCACAGACAAGGCTGAAATCAATGCTGAAAGTGTGAATGTTACTTACCAAGTCAGTTTAACACAAACAACCTGGATTGACACCAGCGGAATCACGGCAAATACCAGCATGCCCACAGGTAATCTATACGCCAATGCAATATCTGTGCCCAACGGAACCACACATCAACTATATGTTGGTGCAGGCAATTATTTGATTATAACCGGCAACAATTTCACAGCAGTAGCACTAGGCTCACGAACATCTGCCACCGTTGGTGTGTACGGATCAACTTCAACATAATCATGCGAGCCCGAGAATTTGTTGCTGAAGATCGTAAAGGCGATATTCCTGGCGACCATCACAACGCCATGCCATCTGCTTGGCGCATGCGTGACAACGGTGGCTATGATAGAACCAATCACTTGAATCGTGTGATGATGGCCGCAGCCATGCATGATGGCAAGACCAACAAGCCCATACCTCGTGACCAGATGGATCCTGCATCCTGGGTAGAAAAATACAACACTGCTCATCCCTACACCCAGGAAGAAGACAACATGCTTCAGGGTGCGTTAAAAACCATCGGAGCCGAATCAGAGCACATTGTGAGTGGTCAAAAAAGTTCTGAAAATTCTGATGTGCATAAAATCAGTCCTGTTCGAGGATTTGCCGGATATCCCAGATGAGAGCCCGAGAATTCATAACAGAACAACTAGGGCAGTTGCCGGACTCACAAGGGGAACCGCTTCAACATACCTATTTTCTTCCAGGCATAAAAAACAACGATGCCTATCACACCTACAGACTCAGCGTGGCCATTGCTCGAGCCAGGGCCGATGCAGGCGGATATGGCAATGGCATGCCTGAATTTGCCAGTGTGAGTGCATTTGGACAAAATGCCATTGTGGCTGGATTCAATGACAGTGTAGAAACTATTCTAGACCAAGCATTGAAATTGACAGATACTCCGGGCGGCAAACGTCTAGTTGGAACCATAAACAGTCAAGAACCCAATTTTGTCAATGATCAAAGCGTAGTACGACCATTTAAAGGATATCCCAGATGAGAGCCCGAGAGTTTGTCACTGAATCACAACCAGGACGTACAGGCACAATCACTCGTGATGTGGGCCTGGCCCTGCCTGGTGCTTTTAAAATTCCTCGACTACAAAACAATGACCCTTACCGACAGTATAGATTTGGTGTGGCCATTGCTGGTGCCAAAGGTGCCGCACAACGTGCCCGAGACGGTGTACCGCCATTTGATGGACCAGAAAGTGTGTTTGGTGAAGACATGATTATCGTGAGTTATGATCCACACGTTAAAACCTACATTGACGATGCGCTACACAGCATGAACATGCCCTCTAGTGATGCTGTGCGTATTGGCACACAAGGCAGTGAAGAAGCACCTGATGTGGCCACAGTGAGTCCTGTGCGTGGATTCAAAGGATATCCACGTTGAGATAACGGCTAAATATTAGCCTATTTAGAAAGTATCTCTATGAAACGAATTCTTGCCCTTGTGGTCTTGGCTGTGAGTCTATCAGCGCAAGCCTGGACACAACGTGTTCCAAATCCTCCTGCACAATGTCAGGTGCACCAGCCTTACGGCTTTGCACAAACTGCACGTCAACTGCAACCCATCTGTCGCCAAGCATACCTGGTGGCCTATGATGCGGCGGCTAGGTTGCCCAACTATGTGGCCTACACACTGACACCGCCCAATGCACTGGGTTGTGTTGCTAGAACCAATGCATTTGCCGCTGATCAAAGCGTCTCGGGTGGAGCCACGCCAGATGATTATGCTGCCACAGGCTACGACAAAGGGCACATGGCCCCAGATGGTGACTTGAGTTGGGATCCACAAGTTGAGTTTGAGTCATTCTTGATGACCAACATAAGCCCGCAGGCAGGTTCACTCAATCGTGGCATCTGGAAATTGTTGGAAACATCAGTTCGTGGCTGGGCAGTACAACGCAATCAGTCGTACACCATCATTGCTGGCGGAGTTTATGATGCCACAGACAAGAAAATTGGTCGAGGCGTAGTTGTGCCACATGGCTTTTACAAGATTGTGATCAATCAAGCCACAGGCGAAACGGCTGGCTGGGCGTTTCCCCATGTGGCACCTTATCCTAACCTGGGCAATGACTTGACCCGGTTCCGTTTACCTATTTCACAAATAGAAACCACTGCTGGTGTTAAATTTGCTTTTCCAAAGAATGTCAAGGAACTTGATCCAGGCAAAGAATGGCCAGTGGATTTTGGAGCACTAACCAATGCAAAAAGAGCCAAGTGTGGCGCCAGTGCCTCAGCCGACTGATCAATATCCTGTATTGCCCGAGGACGACGGCCACGACAGATTTCGTAACCCCTACAGTCCTGTTTAATCCATGAACAACACACCAGAAGGCGTACTGGTCAAAGCACCATACCGGCGTCAAACATTCTCAGACGATCAACTGCAGGAGTTTCTTGCGTGTGCTGATCCTCAGGATGGACCGCACTACTTCTTGAACCACTTCTTTTATATACAGCATCCCACACAGGGCAAGATGCTGTATCATCCGTTCTCTTATCAAAAGAAACTGATAGAAACATACCACAACAATCGCTACTCAATCTCCATGATGCCGCGACAGACCGGCAAGTCAACATCGGCCGCTGGCTATATTCTTTGGTATGCCATGTTCATTCCTGACTCGACAATTTTGATTGCCGCACACAAGTACACAGGTGCCCAGGAAATCATGCAACGTATTAGATTTGCATACGAACTGTGCCCAGATCATATTCGAGCAGGTGTGACCTCCTACAACAAAGGCTCCATAGACTTTGAAAACGGATCACGAATAGTATCAGCCACCACAACTGAAACAACTGGTCGTGGTATGAGTATTACCTTGCTGTACGCTGACGAATTTGCGTTTGTGCGACCCACCATTGCCACTGAGTTTTGGACCAGTATCTCACCCACGCTGGCCACAGGTGGTAAGGCCATTATCACAAGTACCCCCAACTCAGACGAAGATCAGTTTGCGTTGATCTGGAAAGGTGCCAACAAATGCATAGACGAGTTTGGCAACCCAACTGAACTGGGCATGAATGGGTTCCGAGCATTTAGAAGTTACTGGCAAGAGCACCCAGACCGTGACGAAAAGTGGGGCGAAAGCATGCGAGCGCAGTTGGGCGATGATAGATTCCGCAGAGAGATCGGTTGTGAGTTTATTATCAATGATGAGACCTTGATTGCTCCGGCCAAGTTACTAGATTTAGAAAGTCGCGACCCTTGGAAGCGCACAGGACATGTGCGCTGGTACGAAGCCATCAAGCCCGAAAGTATCTACGTAGTGGCATTAGACCCGTCATTAGGCACCGGAGGTGACCCTGCAGCCATACAAATCTTTGAAGCCAACACCACACGTCAAGTGGGCGAGTGGACACACAATCGCACACCCATTCCGGAACAGATACGTATCCTGTCAGACATTTGCAAGTACATCAATGAAACTGTGAAAAATGACAAGAACATCTACTACAGCATTGAAAACAACACCATTGGCGAAGCAGGCTTGATCTCTATTGCAGAATTTGGCGAAGAAAACATACAGGGCTACTTTTTGTCAGATCCGCACATGAGCGGCAGTAACCGCCGTATGCGCAAGGGCTTTAACACCACACACAAGAGCAAACTATCAGCCTGTGCCAAAGTCAAAAATCTCGTAGAAACCAACAGAATGACTGTGTACAGTTCTGCCTTGATCTCAGAACTCAAAACCTTTGTGGCTTCTGGCCTAAGTTTTGCCGCCAAAATAGGCGAAACAGATGACTTGGTCATGAGTATGTTGCTGGCCGTGCGTATGATGCAGGTTTTGCAGAGTTTTTACACAGAACTAGACAGTCAAATGAAAGATCACTCAGACAATGTAATTGAGCCCATGCCCTTTATATCAACTATGTATTGATAAATATAACACTATGGCAGCCAACTCACCCGGACAACAACTTAACGATCTATTGGTCACTAGAAATTTTGACCCTGAAGCACTGGATGCACGAACCGGCAAGCCGCCCTTGGATGCACAAGGCGCTCCTGATTCTGAAGCAGCCGACATGTTCACATTTGACTGGGTTGCCAACTCTGGTAAAAACTACGGCACAGTGGTTTGCTTGCTGGGCGCTGACAACAACTTTGAAGTTTATTTTGGTGACAATCTGGGACGTGGCATGGAGTTTGATGATAAGAATGACTGGTATGAATTCCTGGCACAATTGCGCAACTTTGCCAAACGCAATTTGTTACGCTATGACCTCCAGAATCTGCGTAGACTAAAATACACCATGGCCGGAATGGCAGCCATCAAAGAAGGCCTGTTTGAAGGCTACTATGGCAACCGCAAGGTCAGTTATGCTGGCAAGCCCACTGAAGCCAGACTCATGATCAAGCATGATCGTACTCTGGGTGAAAACGATGCACGTTTCCGCTATGTGGAAAGCCTGTTTATTGAAACAGTGGCCGGAGAGCGTTTTCGACTGCCGTTCCGTAAACTGGCTGGAGGCCGAGCCATGCTGGAACATGTGCGTCACGGTGGCACACCTTATGATGCTCGTGGACAGCATATTGTGGAAATGGTTGAGCAGATCAATGTACTCAGTCAGTTCCGCAGGGCACATCAAGGACGAGTGTTTGAAGGTGCTGCCGGTGAACTGGTAGCAGAAACCATACAATATCTTGACCGACTGCGTCACAATCTCAAAGCAGTCAGTCACGATCGCGGTTACACCCAATACTTTGAATCCTGGAGCCCGGCTACAGTGTCGGAATCGGATCTCATAGTGGAAGATCTCAAAAGCCTCTTTGTGGAAACACGTATTGATCCACGCATAGAGCAGGCATTGCCCATGTTGGCAAGAATACAAAAGGAAGCACAAGCCATGAAAGAAGCGGAAATATTTGAATCCTGGGCCAATCGTATCGTAGAAGGTACCTGGGCCTTGCCAGAAACTCCTGAGCAACAAGATGAACTCAAAATGCTGATGAGTCAACCACTTATTGCAGGTGCTGATGGCATGAATGCCACAGAACAACTGTATGGCTTGGTTGGTGACGATGAGTTGTTTGATATCATTGGCGACATTGCTGTAGATCCAGATGCTAACTGCTGGGACGATCCGCGTGTGCAAAATCGCCTGGAAGAACTAGGCGTGTACATGGTAAGTCCTGCAGAACCTGCCGCGGCAACTGCAACCCCTCCTGTGGCTGAAAACGGTCCATACGACTTGCCTGGTATTGATTACCTACGTCCAGGAGAAGGACCACGTCGACCACCTGCCAGTGATGAACACAATCCCTATCCTTATAGCAAAGAAGAGGATGATGACTACTTCCGTGAAATCTTCCGCAAAAACAAGGCTAAACAGCAAGGCATGGCGGAAGGTGACAACCTTGCCACCTTTGAAGAGGCTGAATGCAACCACACCGAGGCGGGAGAGTACTGCCCAGAACACGGCCTGGAGGAGTGCGGCACATACGAAGACGCAGAACAGCAAAAGTCTGATGACAAAGCATTTAAACCAAATATACCTGGTGCATTAATGGGGGCCGGAACTGGTGCATTAATTGGAGGTCCTGTTGGAATGGCAGCCGGTGCTACATTGGGTGCGTTGGCAGAAGACAATGAACTTTTGTCAAGAATAATATCATTGGCCCTGGGCGAAGAAGATGACCCTGGAGAAAAATTAGCCGGTGCCGGTGCCGGTGGGTTCGTTGGCAGCATGGGTGGCCTTGCCGCTGGCGGACTTCCAGGAGCACTTGCTGGAGGAATAGTAGGAGCCACGCTTGGCAATAAAATGGCCACCAATGCCAATAATGCGGGCACCCCAGACGAGACACCACCATTTGTAAGAGAAACCAATTCTCCAATAACCAACATTGCAAAAGACATTGGGGCAACTGCTGCCGACGTAGCAAATGCACCTGCTGATGCAATTTACAGTGCCGGACAACTATTATATCATGATTCAGATGCGAATCCTGGGCAGGCTCGCGGAGATGAAGACAACGAAATTGTTCAAAACGCTCGAAAACTCAATGACGGCTGGAAGGGCACCTTGGCAGGCAGTGCTGCCGGAGGCATCGCAGGTGACATGGCCGGACAAGCCCTGGGCCCAGCAGCCGGTGCGGCCCTAGGTGGAGCCGTTGGCGGAGTTCCTGGAGCCATTGCTGGTGGAGCAATGGGTGCCTTGGCTGGCGGCCCAATCGGAGGCGCCATTGGTGGCCTAGCAGGCGGCAAAATTGGGGACAAACTTGGCGGCCCAGAAGAAACCGACGAAGACTCTTCTACTGGTGCAGTAGTCAAAGGTGCAATGAAGGCAGCCACACAAGGTCTCGGTGATCTAGTGAGTGGCAGCGGAAAAGAAGTTGCTAAGAATTTGATTCACATGGAATCCAACTCAGACTCTGCACTTTTGGCAAGAATAAAATCATTGGCTTTGCTCAAATGAGATAAATAACATTGACACAGCAGACAAAAGCGCATATACTACTACTGTGTTTGCGCTTTTTCTTTTGTGGCACAGGCAACAATTGATCTAAGTAATTTAGATAGGCAACATACATAGGCAACTT